CCCGCCTATTTCACGGCTATCATACCATAGATAAATTTAGAATTCAATGAAAAGATGCACAGGAAGGGGGCACTGCCTCTGCCATAGAACACGTCCAGGAGGAGACGCATCCCCTCTTGTTTAAATCAGGGCAATAAGAAGCAAGTGCACGGGATAAAAAAATAAAAAAACCATTTACCGATTGCTCCCTTTAAAAAACGCCCCTTTTCCCCATTATAAAACAAAATAAGAACGAGTGCCAAGAAAACTCCCAGCATATATAAACATGAAAACAGGCTGGGAGCAAAGCCACGCCCTTGCCCCAGCGCTGTAAGAAAATTTGAGCAGAAATAGAAAACCGACACAGCGGAGAAGGCGGTCGCCATCTTCCTCCGATCCTCCCGGAAGATCCATAAAGCGAGGGTGTAGAGCACTGCCGTGATGCCCCAGTCGCACCACCAGGTGGCCATGATACAGCCGAAAACCGCAACCCAACGGGATATTATATTTTGAATGTTATCATAAAACAAAATGCCTAAAAAGCAAAAAAACAACGTGAACATCACATTGAACTCTAAATTATACCAGTGGATTCCTTGAAACATGGTATATGGGAGCTGGGAAAGCAGAGCAAACAAAAGCATCCGCAGGCCGTATCTTTTTTTGCTGCGCGTATAAAAATAGCCTTCTGTAAGAAACAGGCACATGATTGGTAGCGTAATGCGGCCAAGCACATGGAAAACCTGCGCCTTCAGGTTTATAAACGGATAAAAACGCCAACCGATATGATCAATCAGCATTGCCGCAGCAGCTATAATTTTCAATGTATCTCGATTGAGGATCTGCAAACTTTGGTTTTTATCCATCATGCGCTTCCCCGTTTTAACCTTTTCTGCTTTTGATCTTCTCCCAATATGCCTTTGCAGCCTGTTCTGTTTTATTTTCCCCATATTCATAGTAGCGGGTTCCATTCAGCGCGTCGGGCAAATACTGCTGCGGGAGCCAATGGTTTGGATATTCGTGGGGGTATTCATAGAACTGGCCCTTATTTGGATTATCCGCGCCGTCGTAATGCACGTTTTGCAGCGTGCGGGGGATCGGGCCGCTTTTGCCGCGCTGCACGTCATCCATCGCGCGGTTGATGCCGTCATAGGCGCTGTTGGATTTCGGCGCCGTCGCCACAAGCACAACCGCATCCGCCAAGGGAATCCGCGCTTCCGGTAGGCCGACCTGTAAGGCCGCGTCCACCGCTGCCTTGACAATTGGAATAATCATTGGGTAGGCAAGGCCCACATCCTCACAGGCGCACACCATTAGCCTTCGCGTGGCGCTGGGCAAATCACCCGCCTCCAGCAGGCGCGCCAGATAATGCAGCGCCGCATCCGGATCGGAGCCGCGCATGGATTTTTGAAAGGCAGAGAGGATATCGTAGTGCTCATCCCCCGCTCGGTCATAACGCAGCGCGCTGCGCTGGGAAAGCTCTTTCGCGTGCGCTAGCGTTATCACACGAGCTTCACCCGGCGCGGGCATTGGGGAGGCAAGCACACAGAGCTCTACCGCGTTGATTGATTTGCGCACATCGCCCCCACAGGCCTGTGCAATATAGGGAATCACGCCCTCTTCCGGCACGATCCGCTCGCCGCGCTCCTCCTCCAAATAAATGAAAGCCCGCTGTACGGCGCGCTCAATCTCCGCCGGTTCAACCACCTTAAATTCAAATACTGTGGACCGGCTGAGGATCGCGTTGTAAATATAAAAATACGGATTTTCCGTTGTGGAGGCAATCAGAGTGATTTTCCCGTTTTCAATATATTCCAGCAGGGATTGTTGCTGCTTCTTATTGAAATACTGGATCTCATCCAGATATAAAAGGATTCCATTGGGCGCAGCAAACGTATCCAGCTCCGCAACAACATCCCGGATATCCGCCGTGGAGGCGGTTGTGCCGTTGAGCCGGTGCAGGCGGCGGTTCGTCGTTCGGGCGATGATACCTGCAAGCGTTGTTTTCCCAACGCCGGAGGGGCCATAGAAAACGAGGTTGGGCAGCTCTCCTGAAAGGATAATATTGCGCAGCGGCTTCCCCTCCCCCAAAAGATGCTTTTGGCCTACGATCTCATCAA